ATAAAATATCTAGTCCTGCTGAAATTGCAATATTAGCATTTGAAGAACTACCTATAGCTCTTACTTCAATATCTGTTTTTTCTTCAAACTTTAAAGGGAAATTATATTTTTGAGTTACTGTATCTAAGACGGTTGTAAATTTATCTTTTACATTAAAGACACCGCCTTCAGGTCTAGCAAGAACTGTTACTATTCCGTATTTATTATTAGCTTCTGTTGCTACTGTTATATGAGTTTCATATAGATAAGCTGTATACCCTGCTGGCACTGTCCAAAGTGCCATAAGAGTTTGATTGTCTCCTATAGCCACAGTTGCGTATTTATTGGTAGGTACTCCACTTGAAGGGGTAGCCTCAGTTCCTACATATAAAACACCAGCATTAGCACCGCCACTACCTGCTGTTAAAACCTCTATTCTGTTTACTCTTATCCAATTGCTAGCATCACCGAGTTGTACGCCAGTTTGTCCGTCTAAGTCAACAGTAACTGATACTTCATTATAGTTAGCATCAAGACCTGAAACTTTTGCAGTTCTTGCGCCAGTACCAGTTACATCATCATTTGTTGATGAACTTGATATATAAAGAGTGGAAGCAGAAGATAGGTAGGTATATAAACCGCCTTGCGCCCAAATGGTTTCTAAGGAATCAACAACTAGTGGATTAAAGCCAAATTTAAAATTGGTTTTGTGATAGGAAATCTGGCCTCTTGAGACTTGTAATTCAAAAGGCTCAGTTGTTCCTACTCTTGATATTGATGACTTCTCAGCCATGACTAAGAATGAAAAACAGTTACTCTATCTATATTACTTAATACAACGTGAATACCATCTTCAAACAAAACACCGGAATCCGGGATGTTTAAAGTTTCAGTATCGTTAGCGTTGCAAGGAGCAATTAAAAGAGTAGAACCAGTTACAGATCCGTCTCTAAAAGTTACAGTACCGTCTGCAGCTCCTCCTGCAATAATGTAACCTCTTAATCTTGATCGACCACCTTGCAAGACAACTCCGCCTGTAGCAGCGGAGTCAGTCGTAGCTGTTTTTACATCTGAGCCTACAATTCTACTTGCCATAGTTAGCTCCTAAAATTAAGCGTCAGCAAATGGTGTTACTAAAGTTCCTGAACCAAGAATAATTCCTTCTACAGCGTATTTAGCACCTGCAATAGCATGCACTTTAACAATACTACCTGCTAATCCACCTTTGGTTGTTCCATTTAAAGTAATAACATCATTGGTAGCACCTGAAATAAAGGTTTTACCTGTTGCGTCATCTACGCCTGTATACAATCCACCAACAAACTTATCTGTTCCATCAGTTTTAATATCAAGATCAGTAGCAGCTGTTACGATTACAAATGTAAAAGATGCTCCTAAATTATTTAATTGATTTGGATCTGTAGGATCGCTAGGTGTTGTTGTAACAATTGAAGGTAAAGTAAATTTACCGTCTGCATCATTACACAACAAGATTTTTCCTGCGTGTGCATCTACAGTTAAAGTTGTATCAGCAGTAAGGCTTACAGTAGCATTACTACCAGCTGAAATAAATCCTGCCAAAGATTTGACTGGACCTGAAAAAGTTGATTTAGCCATTATTGTCTCCTAACTAAATATGTTGCCCCATCTTGGAGTAAGTCTGCCGAGTCAGTTGGTGCAACGAGTTATCTCGGTTTAGATAACTATACTACTTTAGAGGTCTTGAGGGAAGTTTTCTTTAGATTTTAAAATTTCTTCTCTGCACTTAAATAAAGCTTGATAAGAGTCTTTGATAGCTGGATCTTTACCAAATTCATCTATCATATCTTTACCGATCATTTCAACTAAAGCTATAACAGTTGTCATTCTGCCATCTATATCTTTTATTTTTTGAATGTCTTTTGCTGTCATTGTAGATTCTTCCTTCTGTCTAATATTATAACCATCTAGCCAGTTTTTTACATTAATTAATTTTTTGCTAAAGTCTGGATATGTTTCCCAATCTCTTATTTCTTCTATATTTCGGCCGCAACCTTGACATCTTTCGTCAAAGGGAGCCATTGACGTTGAGCAACGTCCATTGCAGGGTGAGTTAGCTAGGCTAATACTCATATGTAAACCAGTATTCATAAATATACCTCGGTTTACTCAGATTCTACATCAAGAATCTAATTATAGGTAGCTTTTTGTAACTTTTTATATATAAAAAAAGGGGTGCAAATGCACCCCTTTTATCAATTGCTAAGAATTAAGCACCTTGAGAAGCGAAAACAGCTCTCCAGTTGGAGAAACCAAAAGAGTATCTTTCTCTAGCTTTGTAACGCATGTTACCAGTATCGAAATCACCCTCTAGGGCTGTTGACATAGGACTTCTTTGGAAGTGTTTAAAGCCATCTGGACAATCTGTTTTTAGGAACCAAGCATCATTGTCTGTTAGATAGTGGTTAACCACATATCCATCAGGACACATACCCATATTCCTAATAGCGTTGATGTCATTGTCAGATGTACCAACTCTACCAGGAGTGTTGATTAATCTATCAGCGACAAACTGCAATTGAGGTGGAACAATTAACTTCATACCTTTCAGAGCAATTTGTAATTGTCTGTCGTCGGTTAAAGTTGAAACAGAAATCAACGCATCTTCTAATGAAGTTTCGTTAAGGTCTGTATATGTTGAAGGTCTGTTACTTGCAGTTCCGCCACCACCAAGAGGGTGAGAGCTAGAAACAAGTGGTTGACCGTCGCCACCAGTAAAATTACTGTCAAACGCATTGTTTAACACAGAAGCAGCTTTAATCTGCTTAGTGTTAGCCATAGATCTAGCCAAGGCTTTTGTATACCTTGAACCAAGTCTATCGTAAAGATTATCTTCTACAGCTTCTTCTGTAAGAGCAAAAGCTAAAGCAACAGTTTCATGGTTGTAACGTGAAGTATAACCTTCTGAAGCGTTATCAAATGATACTCCGCTTCCTTCAGCTTTAACTGAAGCGTTTCCAAAACCAACAATCATTACTTCTTCTTCAAACGCTCTATCTGAAGATTCTGTCTCGTAGATTTCTTCGTGTTCAGAATCGTACCTTGCATACTCCATGCCGAAAAGGGCATTAAGACCAGGCTCTAGTTCTTTTGCTAATTGGGATCTATTAATAGCCATTATTTATACCCCTGTTGTTTGAGCATAGAAGTGCTCGTTAATTTTAACAATCAAGTTCACGTTTGTTGAAGCTGAACCAGTACCTAGGGTGCTGTTTTCAGGATCAGTAGAAACGCCCACAATCCTTAGCTGGGCTGAAGTTGCAGCAGTAGTGCCACTAATTTCAAGAGCTGAGATACCTGTTATTGTTGAACCAGATGTATAAACAGAGTCTGCGTTGTTACCAACAACAGTCTGCACTACTGAACCAGTAGCAGCTGATTGAACTTCAAACAAGGCATTAGGATCGTCAACTACGAATGCCACCGCGTCAGATGTCACAGTTCCATCAGGCCAATACGATGAAAAAATCGTATCTCCGCTTGAATCTGTATATTGACATCCTCTAAAGACTCCTAGTACAGGATTATCCGTAGCGCCAGCAACTAAAATAGTTCCTGCGTTGGTCATCTTCACTAGGTCGCCTGAAAAAATGTTTCCAGATGCACCAGAGGCAATTTTATATTCAGTTGTTCCTTCGCTGTTATAACTCGAACCAACTTTTCCTACTGGTTTTAATCCGAAAGGTGCATTTTGATTAGCCATATTATTACCTTTAAATTAAATATTTATTTAACGGTATAAGAATTAACTTCTTTTACCGCCACCAAAAGTTACGCTTGATGTTCTCTGAGGTTTTAACATCGGAGAACTTGGATCTGATTCCTTCATTAGATCATTGTCAATAGCTTCTTGTTGCTGTTGAGCACGCTCTGAGAAATAGGCGTTTCTTTCTTCACGTGTTTCATTTGGAATCTTAGCCAAAAGCAAACCACCAACTGCGACAACACCAGCGTGCTTTCCATCATCAATCGAAGGAAGTTCAAAGTCTCCAATCTCTTCAGTACGCACAAGCTCAAAGCCTTCACGTAACCTAGACATTACATTCTTTTTATCTTCCTGACCGACAATTTCGGCTCTTATCCACCTATAGGTATAACCTTCAGGTGCAGGTGGTGTCTCCAACATAGATGGGGGACGCCATGGTTTGCGAGCGTTCATAGTAGCTCGAGTATCAGCAGAACGCGGAGTTCTGTTATTAGTTTCTTTTTTATCAGCCATATTTATTACCTTTTAATATGCTTAGCGTATTCTTGAACTGGTACATTCAAACGACGAGCCATTTCGACTTCGCTTTTGCTTAGTCTGACTTGACGTTTTCTGCCAGAGCCTTCAGATCTTCCAGCTGGAGCAACAGTTTGCTGCATCCTTNCTTTAGATTTTACCGCGCTACCANCACTAAATTTGTGAGGGAACTCAGCTCTCATACGTTTNTCTATCTCATCATAGTACATTGAGTCGCTAGGATCAAACCCTTCTTCCTCAATTAATTTTTGATGAATGTTAAAAGCAGCTAAAGTCATTATTTCGTCTTGACCAAACCACTCGTTTTTTTCTGCCCAAGACTCTGCTTCAGGGTCTGCTTGCGGAGTCTGAGCTTGAACTGGTTGTTGAAATGCTTGTTGATTTGGAACCTGTTGATATACAGGCTCTCTTTCTATTTGCATTCTATTATTAGCTAATTTGCTTTCTTCAACAGTAATCTTGTCAAGAATTTCTTGGGCTTTTGTTACTTTATCCCAGTCTTGCTCTTGATAAGCATTCTTTAAAACACTATTAGCTTGAGCTCTTTGAGACTTTAATCTATTTTCAGCTTCACCATAATAGCTTTGATTAAGCTGAGATGTGCTGGTTTTTAAATGTTCATTCTCACTTTGTAAGCTCTTTGCATACTCGTAAGCAGATTGAGCGGCACGCTCTTGCTCACGCATTTTTTTAGTTAAATTAGCAATACGCTTTTGAACATTTTTTGAATAGTTCTCTAGTTCGTCTTGCTCTTCATCTTTTTTGGTTTCTTCTTCAGAAACATCTTCTACATCGGCTTGATCTTCCTCTGGAATATCCAGTTCTACAATCTCACCTTCATCAATCTCTTGTTCTGGAGCTTGATTATTTTCTTCTTCTAGCATGAGTCCTCCTCACGTTTACAGCGTGACGATATCATCGGGATCTGCGATCGTAGCGATAACCTCGTCGTCGTTAATAATACGGCATTCTGCATCATCGCCTAACTTAAAGCGAGCTCCAGCATACCGACCAATTAGCACCCATTGCTTCTCCTCACACCAAGGTGTGTCTCCAAACTTGTCTTTGTCTTTGTAACAGAGTGGTCCCATCTTAATTACGTAAGCAACCACCGAGGCTAAAGCCTCTCTGTCAACTGACTCTTTTGTTAATACAATTCCACCTTTAGATACACCTCTGCCTCTGTAGGGAAGAATTAACATTCTCCATCCAGTAGGATTTGGCATTCTTTCTATTAAGGTTTTGTCAACCAAGGTGGGATCTAAAACTCGATCTTCTGCGCTGACAAAAGCTTTGTCAATCTCAGATTTATTTTCTTCTACTTTTTTTTCTTCTGCGACTTTGTCTTTTTCTAATTCAGCTGCAATATGGTCAGGTACCAATACTTTGTTCTTCGTCATTTTCTTCTATCCTCTCTAGCAACTCCCTAAGTTCTTGTTCTACGTCAACGAGGGAATTGTAACGTCCACGTAGATATTGATAGTCTTCAAAAGATTGAACACCGTTGAGCAATTGGCTCTGGGTGTCCTCTTTCTTCTCCTTTAGCCTTTTTTTTAATTGGTCAGCTACCCAAATTGTTGACATTAATAAATGCCAGAAAACTTACCGCCGTACTCAGCAGCGCCCATACCTCTGGCTTTACCTTTGCCCATTCCTGGCTTTGGAGAAGCGTCAGCAGAAAAAGTTCCTTCGTTGTTTTTTGAAGGGACAGTACCTTTGTTGCTGTATGATAATTTGTTTTTGTCTACTTTTATATTTTTAGCCATTTGTTTACCTAAATTGATCGAACTGTTTTAGACCGATATCAATCAATTTTAATTCTTTTTGTTGGTCAAGTCTATCTTGAGTCGTATCGTCCTTCATTCTAGCAATATCTCGCTGAGCGTCAATCCTTTCTCGATCTATTTGATCTTGTCTAGCTTTTTCATCTGCTCGCATTTGCTCTTTAATAGCAAATTGTTCTTTCTCTTGTTGCAGCTCTTGACCTTTAAGTGCTAGCTCTTGTTTTCTAATTGCGACCAACGGATCTTCTTGCGGAGGTGTTGCAACTTGTTGAGCAAACTGAGTCATT